TCAGACATCATGAGTACACTGGAGGACAAGGCGTAACTTTATACTATAAGCCGCCTCCAATAACTGGGAGTTCAACTTGGGAGGCTGTACCGGCATCAAGATTTTACTATGATGTTTTAGAGCAAAATACTTTAACTTCTAGTCAAAGATTTTATTCAAATTCCCAGTTAAGTTCTTCCATTCCTCTCGGCAACAACGCTTTGTTGGATGGATTAAATAGAGGCTTGTGGAAAGCAAATGCTGGAGTTTATAAAGTTGGAGAGTTCGTTTATATCGAGAATCATAATGTTAAAGTTGCCAAAAGAGACATAAATGCAATTCCTAACTACACCCCTCTTTTAAGATTTTATGTTTGTGTCAAAACTCATACGGCAAGCGGCGTAAGAAATCCTTCTTTCAATAAAGAATACTGGGTTTGCGACCAATGCTCTAAAACCCTTAATGGATGTAAACTAAGATTTGGATCTGGTGATTATTTACCTTTCGGTGGATTTCCTGGTGTAGAGGAATATTCAGTTTCTTCACAATAATGCAATCAATAATTGAACATGCAAGTAATTCTGAATTAGAAGTTTGTGGATTTGTTTTTGTTGAAAACGGAGATTTAAAAACAGAACCTGCAAAAAATATAGCGGTTTATGCGAATGATGTATTTGAAATTCATCCGTTGGAAATTCTAAGGCACATCAGGAGTGGTAAACTCGCTGCAATTTATCATACCCACCCAACCTCAACAGAACAAGAATCAACATTTGATCAATTCAACTGCGAAAACTCTTGCATTCCTTACATTATTTATAGCAAAGAAACTAAAAAATTTAATTTGTTGCTACCTAAAAAATCACATGTAAAACAAGAATATGTTGAGATACTAAAGAAAAAATATGACTAATGTTTATCTATACGGAGAATTGCGAAACAAATTTGGCGAAGAATTTAAATTCAATATAAATTCTGCTAAAGAGGCTTTGCTCGCAATCAATGCTAATAAAAAAGGGTTTTTAGATGAAATAAAGAAGTTGGCAATGAAGGGGGTCCATTATAGAATGGTGATTGATGATGAGGTTGTTCAACACCCCAAGGAAGCGGAGATTCAAAAAGCTCCAAATGAAATTCATATAGTTCCTATTGTTTGGGGAGCAGGGAAAAATGGTATGGCAATAGGAATGATAGTGCTTGGAGCGGTATTGGTCGTAGCTACGGGAGGACTCGCGGCAATTGGAGGTCCAGCAGCAATGGGAGCTTTCGCGGCAGGAGGTTCTTTAGCTGGAGTTGCAAGTACAGTAGCAATGATTGGTGCATCCATTGCCATTCAAGGAGTCATGTCTTTGCTAACCCCTAAACCAAAAGCGGATTTTAATCAAGAAGTGCAGGCTGGCGGTAAATCTTATTTATTTGGAAATAAACCGGCAAACACATCTCAAGGTCAAGCAGTTCCAGTTGGGTATGGTAGATTAAAGATTGGAAGCTCTCAAATAAGTGCAAGCACAGATCACTATGCTTTAGCAACTGATATTAAGCAATTGATGACTCCTGTTGATAAACCAATCAATGAATATGTTGAGCTAGTAGCCGATGACGAAGCTGCACCAGCCGGTGCTGTAGAAGACATGTTCAGCACCAATCAAGCTGTTGACATGGATGACACTACTACATTTTATACCGTTAATGTTTTAAATTCTTATATTGATATTGTAACAAATAGTGCAGATAAAGTTTTTTCTAATCCTGTTGAAGTTGTAGTCAGAAAAAATGGTGATATAGTTTCTAATCCAGATTTAACAACTTATGATGATAATATAAGTTATGAGTGGGAAGAATTAAGCAATGATAGCTCAAAGGGCAAAGTAAAAATAGAAAATCCATATACAGTTAAATCAGGTCTTCTTGTCAGATCTTATCATATTCCAGATTTTACAGTTCAGTCTATTTTCACTGGATTGAAAAGCAGTCAAACTGGATATTTTCAAAAATATTCTCAAGGTGATTTAGTAAAGTTTGGTCCGTCTCAATTTAATAATTTGAAATTTGCAACTTGGGACACTGGTTATAATTATTTCAGCGGAGAACTTGTAAATTATCCAACAGGCAGTCCTGCAACTGATACATATTTTCAAGCAATAGTTAGTACAGGATTTTCTGGTCAATTGCCAACTGGCGCTGGAAATACCATAAACTCAACATGGTGGAGAAAAATCTTACCGCCAAATCTTGAGTATTTGTATAAATGCGTACCTGCCAATGGTGTTTCTGGCCACTTACCGACAACAGGAGAAATTGCTGGTGGAGCGCCAGTTGCAGAATCAACATTTTGGACTAGAGTTGAAACTCCCACTACTACAGCAGAGATGGATACTTTATTCTCTGACTATCCAGCCTACGAAGATAAAAATCAATATACTTATGTTGATGCAATAGACAATGTATACGAAGGCAAAATAAATGGAACTACAGCAAATATTGATAACTATGGGATGGAGTTTCTTGGTTATTTTTATGTGCCGACAGTTGGCGGCGATGGCAAAAGTTTCATAAAAGATGTTTTTGAAGTTGGAACAGGCACTGGATTGTACGAAATTATTAAAATTGGAGATACGGGACAATGGAGTGGTTTAGGATTTACTGGACTAGGTGGAACAGCTATACCTCCAAGAATAGGCTCAACATTTTATAAAAACCAAACGCAAGGAACTGGAAATGGCAAAATAATGCCAGTAGGCGCATATGAATTTAAACTTGATTCTGACGATGCTTCAGATTTATATATAGATTCTACTTTGGCTAGTGCATATTATAGCGGCCATGCAATGTTTTCTGGATTTGCAAATCCGCCTTGGATCAGTCAACCAAGCAGTGCTGAAATTTCTGGACTTCATTCTTCTACCACAACATTGTATTTAACTGCTGGCTATCATCGCTTACTAGCAAGGCTGCAAGATTTAAGAGGTAGCGAAGGAATTAGTTTGTATTATAGATATGACACTAACAGAGATGGAGTATTTTCAGATTGGCAACTCGTACCAAAAGAAAAATTATTTCATTCCGTTTCTGACCTGACGACACCAAAGACTCAAAAGTTTTCTGATATAGGCAAAAGGGCTTTAATTGTAGGTGCCACTGTAGCTGGAGAAAGATATAAAATAAAAACTGTTGGAACTACAAATTGGACATCTATTGGATCGGCAATTGCTCAAGTTGGAGCGGTTTTTGAAAGAAATTCTACAGCTATTTCTGGCAGTTCTCTCCAACAAGTTGTAGAAGATTTTATAACTTATTCTGAACAAAAATCAGCTGAATCAAATAGAATTGCTAGATTTATATCTGAAAGACCTTTGGTTAAAGGGCAAAGAACAACTGGATATTCATTTTATAAAGCTAGATATCGATGCAAGGTTACTGTAAATAATAGAGATATCTATTATTCCGCTCCAGTTAAAGTGAATATTAATTTCTTATCAACGCCTACAAGATTTAGAGGAGTTTCGACTCCAGAATTAAGCCAAGCAGTTCAAACGGCATAATGAAAATTTTAAATCCATACAGATTTTATAGAGGAAGCAGCAGTGGGAAACAAAATAATAAGGTTCCTTCTCTTACTCCTCCAAGACCTCAAGATTTAAAAAAATCCATATCAATTGCAGAAATTGTCGATTTACTTTGCGAAGGTCCGATTTATGGCTTGGTTGATCAATTTGGCAAAAAAGTTTATGGCTTAGACATGTTAAAGGGAGTCTATTTGAATAAAGTACCAGTTATGAATTATGATGGTAAATATAATTTCCGAAATGTTGTTATGGAAATTAATTTGGGAACAGAGAATCAAAAGCCATTGGCTAATTTTAGTAATGTTTTCATTTATAAACCAGCTAGTTTTAGATTACTAGGGCCGGTAAATGTTCCAAGTGATCAAAGTGTTGGTGGATCTAATGACGTAAGAGATGGGAAAAGTTTTACAAACTGGGCGCTTGGCTATCCAACAGATGTTAGAGATCCATTCACATTTGTTCATCATATAAAAAATAAAGACGTAAGAAAAATTAGAATCAGTTTAATTATTGAAGCTCTCAGCGATACAGTTGATAAAGGTTCTGCTCCTGGTGAATCTGGCGATCTGGGTATGCAAAAACCAACAACAGTTGTTATCGCTGTTACACACGGTATCGAAGGTACAAGAAAAGTCACAACAAAAGAATATCCTATTACTGGAACAGTAACTTCTCCTTACGCTTACATGTTAGGTGAACCAGTTTCGCAATCAACTAGAATAGGTTCTGGAGCAGTGACTTCAAGCGGAGGAGCGACCACAACTACAAGCGCAACTCCAAGTTCTGGGGGTGCATCACCTAGACTACCTGGTTTAACCGCAGGTCAAATAGAAGCCGCTCAACCCTCGGTGCCTATAAATCAACCATAATTATAAATTTATAATGCCATTAGAAAAAACATATCAAGAGCTTTTGGCCTCAAAGATAAACCCAAGAAACCCTTCTGCGGTTTTACCTGTTATTTATAATTTAAGAAAAAAGTCTTTTGAGCCTTACGTTCCTACAGCAACAAATAGAATTATATTTTCTCCTGGTGTTGTGGGGGATGGAGCAACTGCGGTATTTGATGTTATTAGTCCTACAAGTTATACGAGAAGTCAAACTATTACTTTGTCTGGCACGGCAACTTATATATTAACAGATGGTACTACGTCTTATACAAAAGCAGCTACTAGTATAGTAGCTCAAATAGATGTTGGAATAACAAATGAAAATAGAAATTTAATTGGATATCAGCAAAGAGTTTTAGCTTCTGAAATAGGAGACAATGGAGTATTTTCTTTTACAATTTCAAGTGAAATTATGGAGAAATTAAGTATCGGCACTCATTATGTTTATATTGATGCCGCTTCTCCTGATAATGCGCCAGTTAGACTTTCTGCAAGCAGCACGCCTTCAAATCCAACTGATCCACTTTACTATACAAGAACCTTTACAATAACAGCATAAATTTTATTATATATAAATGGAACCGAACTCTACAGATCCAGATGAAGGCACAAGCAGCAGTGTTGATACCAATGTGGTTTCTCAGGCAACTTTACGCAATTCAAATGAAATTGAATTATTGCCTTCTGAAAATGGCAGAGACAGGTATGTTATAGTAGAAAAAAGAACTGCTGAAACAATTTCTCCTTTAGTAAAAAAAGAGGTCGTATTAGATGGTATTTACGAAGTAATAGATAGAAACTTTTCATATCCATATGTAGCTCACGTTGGTATGAAATTTGATTCAAGAACATTTGGTAACATGCCAAATAGAGAGTTTGATGTGAAAATGAAGAAGGTAAAAGTGCCTTCTAATTATTTTCCTATTGGTGGAGATGGTTTAGACAGAAGATATGTCTTTGCCAATCCAGATTATCCAGCAAACCCAAATAGTCTTGACGTTATATTCATGGTTGATCAAAACATGAATGCTCAAACTAAAGCTTTGATAAGAAGAAATTTGCAAGAAATGATCTTCAAATTAGTTGCTGGATATACTAATATAAGATTTTCTATATGGCAAACGGCTGCATCGGGAACTAATACGGTCGTAAATCAAGCAACCAATGAAACTATAGTTGGATTTACATATTATAATACGGCCTCGTTTGCAGAAATGGAAACTCCAGATTCTGCTGGAGCAAATCAAACAAATTTATTTAAACAATTAGACACTGCTCTAAGCACAGCCCAATTAAGTCCAGCAACAAATCCTTCCGAAACTAATATTGCCAATTTCTTTTTAAGAAAAAGTCAATTCAGTATAACTGATGAAGTAGGCAAGCTGTCAGAAGAAACCGTTCTTCAAAATCTTTGGAAAAATACAGTAAGAAAAGTCGTTTATTTTTCTGGATCAACTCCAGAAACGATGAGTTCCGAAACTTATCAAATTCTCTTGAACAGGGCAAGAGAAGCTGGAATTCAATTGTATTATTTAAATACAGACCCTGATCGTTCTGGGACAAGAACTCTCAGAGAACTCGCAGAAGACACTGGTGGTGCAAAATTTAATTTACTTTACGATTCTGATTCAAAACTACAACAGTTTTGCAATACAAACTTTTACGACAGTAATAAAATTTATTACGGAGATTGGGACGGTACTTTTAAAATTGCTTGGACAGATAATCCCGCATGGATTTTGTATGATATAATTACAGACTTTAATTATGGTTTGGGCAATTATATTGATTCCTCTTCTGTTGATAAATGGACTTTGTATGATATTGGTAGATACTGTGACGCTGTAGATGATGATGGCAGATTTAGAGGCGTGCCTGATGGTAAAGGAGGTCTTGAGCCAAGATATACATGTAATATTATTTTCTATAATAAAGATGAAGCCTATAATGTATTAAAAGATATCGCAGCAATATTTAAAGGAATTATCTATTGGAATACAGAAGGCTTTTCTTTCTTCGCTGACAAGAAAAAAGAGCCATTGGTTTATTTTGCAAATACTAACGTTAAAGATGGTTTATTTAGCTATTCTGAAACCGCAAAGAATAAAAGATATACTAGTGTAGAGGTAACTTATAATGACAAATTTGATAATTATAAAACTAAAGTCGAATTTGTCGAAGACGTTGACGGAATTTTAAATTATGGTTTGAATCCTTATAAAATAAATGCGGCTGGATGCACTTCACGATCAGAAGCTAGAAGAATAGGAAGATATGCATTAACAAGCTCTATATACGAGACAGATACAGTTACCTTCACTGCTGGATTAGAAGGCGCGTATTTACAACCTGGCGATGTATTTGGTATCAGCGATGAAATAAGAAACGTTGGCAGATCATTTGGTAGAATATTAGAAGTCAATGAAACAGCTAAAACAATTAAAATTGATGGTGAGTTCAACACTGGTTTAGACTCTGGAGTTTACATCCATGTGCCATCTGGTAATTTTTCTCTCTCCGATTTAAATTCTTTAACTGGAAGTGACGGTGGATTTACCGGAACTCTTGAACAAATTAGAGCCAGAAGACAAAAACAAACTAGAAAGTTTAATATTCATACGGTCACAGACGACACATATGGGGCCACTTTAACTTTAACTGGAGATTTCTTATTAAAATCAGGTATATTTGATGTTTATGCGCTTGAAAATAGAACTACAGGAGCTTCTTCAACGTACACGGGTATAACAACATTAACTGGTGTAGTTTATAACTTTCCTCCGCATACCGTTGTAAATGGAAATCCAAGGTGGGATACTTTGACTTTCTCTGGCATTTCTGGAGTGCTTTCTAATCTTGAAATAGATATTGATTTTTCTGGAGACGCTGGGACTGGATTATTAATATCTGCCTCAACCCCAAGTTGGGAAGGAATTATAACTGGTTTTAATAATATTAATTCAGACAGTGGAGATTTTGCTTGGACTGTCGCATCTGAAGGAAGATTAGAGTCTTATAACTCAGCTGTTATTTATAGATACAATAGTGGAGGCGCTTATGAGGCGTCTAACTTATTAGGCAATATTAATAGCATATGGTCTAACCCTGTTTATACTAACGCAAGTACTGGAGATGTTGTTATTGCTGTGTGGCCAAGTGGAACACTAGATTCTACAACTCCAAATGCAATATGGTCAACCGGATACGCAGCAACAGAAGTATTCAAATTGGGATTAGATACAAATACTAGCAAAGATAATTGCTTATATTGTGTCGCGCTAATTAAAGAAGGTTATCGTTTACTTGAAGCTGGTAGCAAAAGAGGTTTAGATTATCCTGGTATAAAATTTAATTATAGAGATTTGTTGGCTTATTCTAAGTTACGTCCATATTATACTTTTGTTCAAGCTGATTTCGGAAGCAGAGCAGAATCTATTTATGAAGATTGGAAATCTGGCAGAGATTATTCTGTTGGAAATATTGTAAAACATTATTCCGATACATATATCTGCACAAGATCTCATAAATCTTCTGAATATTTCAGCGAAGATTATTTAAATTCATTTACAAGGCAATGTGATATTGAAGCTGGAAATAAAAATATCGGATTAACAACTCAACATATCTCTGAGCTTGGTGGCGTTGCTGTTGGCATGTATGTAGCTGGTGCTGGAATTCCAGCAAATTCAAGAATAAATAGCATAACCGACGATCCAAGTAGCATTACTTTTCATATCGATAAAGATCCAACTGCTACGGCTAATAATGTAACAGTAACTTTTTCAAGCAGATTAGTGGGAGGCAACAGCTCATCTGCATCAAAATGGACTAGAGGAAATGAGGAAGGATATTATTCAGTTGGCTTGCCAAAAGATTTTTATGGTACAGGTAAAATTCCTTTAACAACACCTTTAACATCTAGTCTCGTATCTGGCGCATTTACTGCCCTCGGATTAGAAGTTTACGTTGGCACTGGAACTTTAGGACAATCGGATTTAAGATTATTACCAGAGTCTAACGGAATTGGATATAGTGGTTTAGTTTACGGCACTGGATACCCCAAAGGCGTTTATAGTTTAACTGTAGACACAAATCCTCAAAATTTAGATTTAATAAACGAAGGTTCTCTGTATGTTTTAAGCGGATCTGGAGTTGAACCAAAACTTTATAAAACTATTGCGAATAAAGAAGAAGAGGCTAACCAGTACGCTATTGTTGGCATAGAGTATTTAAACAATAAAGATGATTATATTGAAAAAGATATTTTAGATACCTCTCCAAGTTATTACGTTCAAGGGCCATACGATGTGGTTATAAAGCCTAATCCACCATCTGGAATACAAAGCATAAGTGGTATATCTGGAGCAACAAAATATACTGGTATTCAAGTGATATGGTCTGGAACAAACAGTCCAATTACCGGCTATAAAGTTTATGTTAGCAGGCCAGATTATTCAACAATAACAAATGAAACAGACGCGATTGTAGAAAGCTATACCATTCCTTCTGGAACGCATACATTAACCATTCCAATAACAGGTTCAGACGGTAATGATATTTGGGGCCAATATGATTTTAAAATATATTCGCAAGGCACAACATACAAATTACTTTGCACAGATCCGGTAGAAACTGGAATTGTTATGCTGCCTTCTGGTAATTTAAAGATTAACGGAACTAACGCATTAACTTCTACAATTCCAAGTGGATTTACAATTGATACAGCAGATCAAGACTCTGTAAAATATTCGATTGGTTATGCTGGTGGCACTTATACTGGAAATGGTAGAGGGAACTGGACTTCAAAAGATTTAGTTTTTAGATGGAAATACATTGATCCAACGGGCGGCAAAATGACAACTAAAGAGCAGATCTACGAAAATCCATTTGTTGATTTGCCTCAAAAAGTAACAGTACAGGTTTTAGATTCTGCTGGTCAAGTCTTAAAAGAAGAGAAGAATTATCAAGGGCTATCTTATAGAATAACACAAGCCGATAATGCTGCAATGTTTGATAGCTCGACTACTCCAGATTTTGTAGAGTACTCAAGAGAAATAGGATTAAGAGTTATTGTTACTGACAACACTAATTTGTCTAAAACAGGCACCTTCCAAGCAGTAAATCAATACCCTGGTTATTCTAAAATACAAGTCATAGACTCTTATCAAAACTCTCCATATTATATTCTATCTGGATATTATGGAAATAGAGGATTTACTGGATTGGCTGTTTGGAGTCCTGACGTAGCAAGTACAATTGGGGCTATAACAACAATTTCTGGTTCTGGGGTAAGAGATGCTGACGGTAATTTAATTAGAAGCGAAAGCGAAGATGTTCCATTAACATTCAGAGATATCTCTGGGGCATTTTCAACCGCTACATTCTACAATGGCACTGGATTAGCGGTAGGTACTAGAGCGGCGGTTTCAATTAATTTTAAAGGAACAGGCGAGCCTGATTATGAAAAATATGTTTATGCTTATGATGATTTAAAAGATCATTATGAAAAATATGTTGATAAATCAATTTCTGTATCACAATGGGGTGCGGATCACTATTCTTCCTTCGGTCAAAGTGAAGGAAGAGAAATTCCAACAAAGGAAGGAAATCCGCTAGGTATTTGTAACCTTCACGATATAAATCCAGCAACCCAGCCAAATAAAACAGGATTTTCTGGCATTGCATTCACAGTATTACCAGAAGACGTTTCAAAGGGTAAGATAATATTTAATTGCTTTAACGCCACTTCAAATAAAGATGTTTTCAGTGTTGATGTATATACTGGAGTTGGCTATACTGATATTATAAATCATACCGAAATGGAAGAAGGTAATTGGTACGAAATCGTTACTTTAGGCAGCAGCGTGAATTGGGACTATGGAGCAGGTTTTACTTCTAAAGTTGTAAGCGGATATTTAGAAAGAGAGCCAACAGAAGTTACATCTCCAATTGCAAATAGATATAACTTAGACGGAGGTAGAAATGAAAACGAACTTATCAGTATTCCTGGTAATACTCTAGTTAAAAACTATAAATACAGAATAGAGCAATTAGGCAATCCAGAAATAAACTGGGTCACAATTGGAGCAGATTCGGCTACTTTAAATTCTGAATTTATATATAACGGAGAAACTGTGTCTGGAGGTGGAACTACAATTGGTAAAGTTAAAAGAGTAGAAATTCCCTACGTTGTTCCAGAAAATCAAATAAATTCAACTAATCTTGTAACACCAAGAACAGATTCTTCGCTTGTATTGCCCACCGATATACAAGAAGGAAGCTCAATCATTCTGGTTAATAGAAGTCTTGAACATAACTTATACGTTGAAGACAGCAATGGAAATCAAATCTCTATAATCAGGCCCAATGAACGAGCCGAGATTATTAGAGATGATGTTGAATGGAGAGACGACAGAGGCTCCGTTCTATCGCTTGAGTAATTAGATTAGAATTTAATATCAAACACTGATTCGTCGATCTTGCTATCCACGCCTTTAACGTAAGAAGAAATCTCAGTCTCCTGTGGGGCGACTTGAATCTTCTTGCTATCATAGAAGCTATCTAACCATCCAGCAATAGGATTGCCCTTTGCGTTGTATAGCTTCTTGTATCCCATAGAAGTAAGACGATTATCAGCAAGCCACTCAACATAATGCTTGAGCGAATCAGCGGTGAGACCAATTAAACTACCCTTTGAGAAAAGGTAATCGGCCCAGTCTTTTTCTGCATCCACGGCCATACGATAAGCCTCGTAGATACGATCTTCATTCTTCTTAAAGATATCTTGGAAGCCTTCCTTTGGCTGATCACGGAGAATCTTCATGATGTTCTGAGTGATTGCAACGTGAAGGTTTTCGTCACGCGAAATTAAATTAATAATTTTAGCGTTTCCTTCCATCTTTCCGCGATATCCAAAGTAAAACGAGCAAGCGAATGAAACATAAAAAGTTACCCCTTCGGTGATCTGAGTTGAAAGGAGTGCATCGAAGATTTGCTGCCTTGGGTCATTGCTCTTGGTATTAAGCAAAGCGTCGTACTTATTGGAAATAAACTGCGCCCTCTTGACGATCTCCTTGTCATCTAAAATAGAGTCGAAGAACTTTGTAGCATCAGGATGGACGTTCTGCAAGATATATGTATAACTATTGCTATGAATAGTTTCAAAGAATGACCAAACATTCATGCAGATCTCAAGTTCTGGATTACTGACGTAATCAGAAAGAGAGTTAATGCTACGGGATAGCATTGAATCTGTCATAGTTTGGAAGCGAAGATTACTATCAAAAACAAACTTCTCTTCTGGAGATAGATTCTTATAATCAGCTGCATCCTTAGTAAGATTAACTTCCTGTGGTCTCCAGAAGAAATTAATCTGCTGATCGTAGAGATCATAGAACTTGGGATACTTTAAACGATCATATCTTTGGATCGCCAAATCTTCGCCAAGGAAGAGCGGTTGTTTAAGTGAGTCCACGTTTACAGTGTTGAGTACAGTTTTCATATTATTACATGTAGTTTCTACTGCGATCTTTTCGTCCTCCTGAGTGGTGAGGTCTATTAGTTCCTTGCCACATTTTCCATTCTTTAGTTGTAGGGGCTTTTAATTTCTTTTTTTGTTTTTCCGCCTCTAAAAGCCATACTGGTTTGTAAAGATCAAAAAGTTGATTAATATAGTTATCGTCAGCCGTTCTAGCTGATTCATAACCTTTATTGATAAGCCACTTTCGCTTTCGCGAAACACTGGCATTAGAGAGAAATTTATAGTCCATTTTTATAAGGTGCAAGCTCCACCAGCGCAGCCTTGGGTGTCGTCTTGCGGTTCTTCGGTTTTTGTTTCTTGTTTAATTTCTTGTTTTGTATGTAAAGCGGTTTGAGTGTCGCCGTCAAACGTATTTGTGTAGTAAAGATTTTTAATTCCGTACTTATAAGCCAGCATTAAGTCTCCAACAAGTTCTCCTTGGCTTGGAATTTTATTTTGATAACGAGTGGCGTTATAATAAAGATTAGTTGAAATACTCATGTCAACAAATTTTTGAAGAGCAGCGACTACCTTCAAATACCCCTGATTATTGGGCATTTCAAACGCGAGGGTATAATTATCCTTGTTATTTTTGATATGGGGGACCACAACTGGGATAACTCCAGCCTTTGAACGCTTATAAGAAATCAAAGAACGAGGAGGTTCAATCCCGTTAGTCGATGATTGAATAACAGAGCTAGACTCAACAGGCATCAAGGCAGTCAAGGTACTGTGACGCATACCGTGAGTTTTAATTTGCTTTCTAAGCTCTTCCCAATCACAGTGCAGTTTCTCAGTGACAAATTCATCAATATTCTTGCAATAAGTATCGATTGGCAGAATAGCTTTTGAGAACTTTGTTTCAGAAAACAAGGCGCATGGACCCTTTTCTTGAGCCATCTTAACTGAAGCCTTGATGAGATTATAACTCACAAGCTCCATGATAGCGGCGGCTTTGTTGGCGGCATTCTTGTCGGTATACTTGACGCCAATATTAGCAAGATAGCCAGCAAGATTAGTGACGCCAACCCCAAGACTGCGGCGATTCTTTGCAAAATTTGCAGCAGCAGGAACGAAATAGTTTTGATGATCAATCAAAGCGTCAAGCATACGAACAATAATTTCGCATACAGGCTCCATCTCGTCCTTTACAACCTCAAGAAGATTAACGGCAGATAAGATGCAAACGCCGATTTCTCCATTGGGATCATTCAAGTCCTTGATAGGCTTGAGCGGATGATTGACCTCAAGGCAAAGATTGCTGGTATCAACTTGGGCATTCCAAGAACCATGCGAGTTTGCATGATCAACGTTCATCAAATAAATGCGACCAGTTTCTACACGCTCTTTAGAGAACAAAAAGAAAAGATCACGCGCATTAATTGTCTTTTTAAATTTAAGGCTCTTGTTCTTTTCTGCCGCTTCATAAAGCTCCTTGAATTCTGGCATACCAAAGCTATTCCAAAGCTCTGGGACTTCGTGATAAGAAAATAAAGTAATGCTTTCATTCTTGACCAGACGATCATAGAATGTACGATCAAATCCGATGCAATAGTCGAGTTTGCGAACTCGGTTGTCGTCTGTGCCAGCATTATTTTTTAATACAAGAATATCCTCAATATCATGATGGAACCAAGCCATGTTTACTGTTGCAGATCCACCGCGAATACCATTTTGATGACAAGACTTAACGGTAGATTCAAACATCTTTAAAAAGGGAACAGGTCCAGTATGGCTAACCATGCCGCCCTTAACAGGTGCATTAACTGCACGGAGACGACTTGCGTTAATACCGATACCGTAACGATTTGCGGTAGCAAATCCAATGGCGCTATTATTCGCAAAGATAGAGTCAAGAGAATCGTCTACACTAAACAAAGCGCAAGACGCATAAGATTTGAGGGTAGTTCTCACTCCAGCCATAATAGGAGTGGGCAAATTAATTTTGTGCTGGCTAAAATAATTATAAGCCTTCTTGATATAGTTGGTCCGCTCTCCCTTATAGTCCTTAAATAAGGTCATTGCAATGAGCATATAAGCAAATTGCGGGGTTTCATAAAGCTTCTTATTAGTTCTATTCTGAACTAGATACTTTTCGCAAAGCTGCTTAATACCAGCGTATGTGAAATTAAAATCACGATCATGACGAAGGCATTCATCAAACTTATGGAATTCACGATCATCATACCATTCAAGAATGGCGGGATCATAAACTTTATTTTTAATATTATCTTTTACGAAATCAATAAGTTTTGGGGCATTCTTGCCTCCCCAAACTTCTTTACGCAACTGGTAATTTAAAAGACGAGAAGCAACATACTGATACTGAGGCTTTTCTTCGGAAATGAGTCCAGCCGCAGCTTCAATTAATGTGTTGTGGATATCTTTAGAGGATATTCCATCAAAGAAAGAAAGGTTCGCATTCATCGCGACTTCCTCAAAAGAGGTATCGTGAATTCCAGTGCAAGCCCATTCTAAAACTTTGTTAATTTTATCGGCGTCGAACTTTTCAATTTCTCCGCTTCTCTTCTTAACAGTCATTAATTTTTTCATAAAAAGTAAAATAGGGTAAAAGATATTACATATCAAACAGGAACTGCCAAACTAAAAAGTTTGGACAAACGATTATTCGTAGTTCTTTACAAAAGAAAGTGTATCTAGGCGAAATCCGTTAGCCATATAAAACCCTTGAAGTCTCGGATCTCCGCCATTACACATGTAGTTCATGGACAAAAAGTCAATCTTTTTTTCGACAATAATTTTCTCAACTTCTTGTAGAACTCTAAATCCTCCAAACATAGTTGGATGGGTTGAAACCCATACAATCTCATTCAATCCTGTTTTGCCGCAACTCCAATCTTTCGATATAATTCCAGCAAACAAAGACACAGGCTGATCTTTGTCGAAGTAACAAACTATTACCGCATCATTTTTAAATACTAATAAAAGCTGAATGAGCTGATTCTCTAAGTGGTCAAGATCCCAACGACCAGCTACATGACCTTGCTTATCAAGAATTTTTTTAAGCCCCTTGCTATCCTTCATTTTTTGAAGGATAGGCTTGAGGGCTAAAGTACTTATAATTCTTTTGACCATTACTTAATAAACTTCAGTAATGCGCGAGCTTCTTTAGCTGGAATATCTGACCATGTTTTCCAATTTGCAGCATCTTCATTTTGATAAGACTCTGCCTTCCAAAGCTCTCGTAACCAAGATTTAAAATCGCTAAATCCACCGCCGATATTTTCGGTAAACTTCTTGGAAAGAATCCCTTGCGGAGAAATGTCGGCAGATCCGTCTATTGAAGAAGATGCTGCTTTAGCTCCATTTCCTTTCGCAATTTCATCTTCTCCAACAATATGAATGCCTAGATAGTTTCTCACGGTACGCACAAACGCGCGATTTGCAGCGATAGTTTCAAGAAACTTTTGACCAAAGCCATCTGTATTTTCAAAAGTTGCATTTGCAACATCCATAGACGAGATAGAATTCCAATCATCTTCAATTGAATTAACGTTTGTTTCGAAATTGCTGATCCAATCAATAGTGCAAGATGCGACTACATAATCTCTTTCGAGCTTAGGAAATTGGAAAAGGACTCGGGAATATCCACGCAACTTTGCAACCTCTTTGATTCCTCCAAGCTTAATTAAAAGCTGCTCGTCTCGCAGATCAGTAGCTGATTCTGGAACTGGTTGGTTCCTACGATTGAACCAATCCTTATTTGGATAAAGATGAGCGGGATTAACCATTGCGCGCCAATTGACGGTGCCATCTTTATTAAAGATATAATTTACTCCATTGAGAAGCCCGCGTTCATCGCGAACTGTTGGTTTGGTAGTTTGTGTTTTTTCGCTCATCTTTTAAAAAATAGAAGTGTGGAGACTCTTTCCAGAAGTCTGGATCATCGACTATTTTTGAGTACTTGTCAAGCTTTGGTAGATCTTTTTTCCAGAAAAATTCACAAGCATAAATTTTACCATTAGAAATAAAAACCTTTTCAGAGGAAAAGAGGCACGCTTCATTTATTTCGTCAATATTTTTAATATCTTCTTTAACGAAAGCCATTTCCTTTTCTAAGGAGAAATCAAAAAACCTTTCTGCTAATTCGCCCCATTTCTCATTATCTTTGGCAAAAAGAGAAATTTTAATTCCTAAAGACTTTAGCTCCTCCAAATATTCAATAGTAATTCTTTCGCTAGCTTCTATTGTGATCGCTTGAATTTTATTTTTAATCTTATTGATGCATGGAATAGATATTTCTTTATCAGTAATAATATTTAAATGAGAAATTTTTGAGATTATCTCTAATATTTTTTCATCAAAATGCAAATCCATTCTAATGTTGCAAAGTTTATTTTTAATAAAGGACGGAAACCGAGGTTCATTTGGGACGATTTCTATAACTGAATCATGATAGTGCTTGCCGAAATGTAACGTTTTAACTTTATTTAAATCATTTATTACGCCAAGCTGATCTAAAACATTTTTAGCAATAATTTCTGGCTTTATTGTATTAATTTTTTTATTTTTCTCCATCAAAGAAAAAGATGGCTTGCCATATTTTTGCCAATCAACTTCAATTATAGACTTATTTTTTTTGTCGCCCCAAATTGGATAGCAATTCTGAGCGTAACAATACGAATATAAAGAAACTATTTTTTTATTGTAGAACCCAGCTAAATGAGTGGATAAACTGTCTACGCCAAGATACAAAGAAGAATTTTTGATTATGTAGGCTAATTGACGTATAGAAGTCTTTCCACGAAGATCTTCGTCAACTCCTTCAACAGTTTGATCTGAAGGGAGTCCAACATGAACAATTTTATAATCAGAACAGTATTCACGAATAAAAGAAAATACTTTATCCCAATAATCATATTGCCTTGAATTGCCTTTACCGCTGGTTTGAAATACAACGTATTTGTCTAGAACCATTGGATAATACTGCTCTAAAATAAACGGCTTATCAATTTTTACCCCACAAGATAGGGCATAGCGATCAAGA